GCTTGTGCGCGATATCGGCCGGGGAGATCGGCTCGATCTTTCGGTTTCGGTGAGCCAGGCTTTTGCGGGGCTGACTTCGCTGCAGGTTTCCGTGCAGACTTCGCCTGACAATGTGACGTGGACGAGCGTTGATACCGGGGCGCCGATTGCGGCGGCTTCGTTGAGCGCGGGGTATATGTTTCGTGTGCCCAACCTCGTCGAGAATGCGGCCGCGCGGTATTTGCGGCTGTATTATACGGCGGTCGGGACTGCGACGCAGGGCGCCGTGAGTGCGGCGATTGTTGCGAGCCGTCAGACCAATATCGCGAGCGGTGCGGTCTGATGGCTTTGATGCCGCGCTATCGCGCGAGCGAGGCGATCTATCTCAGCAATGAGCGGCGGCTGATTGCGGAGGGCGAGACCTTTGCGAGCGACGAGATTCCGGGGCGGGCGTGGATTGCGCTGGATGCGCCGGATGTGGCTGCGCCGGCAAAGCGCGGGGCGGCTCCGTCCGCGAAGTGATCGCTTTTCGGGGGGATGCGGGGCGCCGGCTGGTTGGCGAACCGCATCGCCTCGGGGTGATCGGCTGCGTGTTTTTGAAAGGGCTATTCGGCATGGCGACGCTTGACGACATCTGCAACATGGCGCTGGCCGAGATTGCTTCGGGGCCGATTACCGATGTGAGCGACAATTCGATCGAGGCGCGGGAGGTTGCGCGGTTTGCGGGGCCTTTGCTGGCGGAGGTGTCGTTGTGGTCGGACTGGAGCTGGGCGGTGACGCGCGGTGTTTTGACCGAGACCACCAATGACCGGCCGGCCGAGTGGGCGCATGCTTATATCGTTCCGGTGAATTGTGCGCGGCCGCTGGCGATACGGCAGGTGCAGGACGATGCCCGTTATTTGCCGCTGGGTGGGCCTTATCCGTTTCCGGTGCAGGATAGTGTGCCGCTGGCGTTTCTGCATGAGGGCGGGGTGATTTACTGCAATGTTTGCAGTGCCACGCTGGTTTATGTTGCGACGTTGACCGATGCGGGTGCGTTGCCGCCGCTGGTGGCGCGGGCGTTTGCACTGGAGCTGGCGGCGCGGGTGGCGATACCGATCCGCAAGGATACCGGGCTTGCGCGTGCGGCCGGTGCGGCGGCCGAGCTGGCGCGGGCTCGCGCGATTGCCGAGGATTATAACCAGCGTGTGCGGCGGCCGGTCAGCTATGTCAGCGAGGCTGCGTTTGCGCGGGCCGGGATCGGGAGCGATCTGTGACGGTGCGGATTCCCCAGGTCAATTTCAGCAAGGGCGAGCTTGCGCCCGAGTTGTATGGCCGGTTCGACGTTGATGCGTGGCAATCGGGATTGCGCCAGGCGCGCAATGTGATCGTCATGAAATATGGCGGCGTGACGAAGCGGCCTGGCACGCGGCTGGTGGGTAGTGTCGTCAATGCTAGTGAACCAACGCGGTTAGTTCTGTTTCAGTTTTCGCTGACCCAGACTTATGTGCTGGAAATGGGCCAGGGGTATATGGTGCCGTCGGCCATGGGCGGGCGCGTGCTGCAGGGTGAGCAGCCGATTACTGCGATTACCAATGCGCCGAGTGCGCAATTGACGATCGCGTTCAATGGGTTTGGCATTGGCGACCTGGTTTATATCGATGGCGTGCTTGGCGGGATGGGCGCGGTGCTGAATTATCGCACCTGGACCGTGTTGACGGTGATCGATGCCAATACGCTGACGATCAACGCCGACACGTCGGGTTGTCCGGCATTTTCGGGGTGCACTGGTGGGACCGCCAATGTGTCGCCGCCGATTATCGTGCCTCCGCCGACTGTCCCTCCCCCGGCCGGGACGGTCGTGACGCCGACCGTGTCGTACGGCGGTGGGCTTGGCCCAAACCGTTTGGAGGATTGATCCGATGGGAGCTTCGCGTGTGTGCGTGGTCGGTTCGCCCTACAATGGCGTCGAATTGGCCGATATCGATTATGAGCAGACCGCCGATACGCTGTATCTGGCGCATCTGAACCATCCGCCGACCAAGCTGGTGCGCGCGAGCAATACCAGTTGGACGTTTCAGACTGTGCAGTTTGCGCCGACGATTGCGGCGCCGGCGACGTGCACTGTGGCTGCTACCGTGGCGGACACGGATTCGGCCAATAGCGGGTTGAATTTTTTTCCCGAGACGGCCATTTATTGCATTACCGCGGTGGATGATAATACCACCGAGGAAAGCCAGGCTTCGTCTACCGCGAGCGCGTATAACGACCTGACATTGAAGCGGAATTACAACAGCCTGGGGTGGCCGGCGGTTGCTGCGGCGACGCGGTACAATGTTTATAAGGCTAATAACACGCAGTTTTATGGATATATTGGGACGACCAGGAGCACGACGTTTATCGATGACAATATCGGTCCGTCGTATGACCAGGCGCCGCCGCTGGCCAACAATCCATTTGCGGTGGCGGGCAATTATCCGTCGACGGTGACGCTGTTTCAGCAGCGGTCGATCTGGGCGCGATCGACCAATGTGCCGCACGGGATATGGGCCTCGAAATCCGGGCTGATCGAGAACATGGACTATTCGACGCCACTGCGCGCCGATGATGGCATGAGCTTTGCGATCATGGCCGGGCGGGTCAATTCGGTGAACCAGTTGACGTCGACCACGTCGTTGCTGGCGCTGACCAGTGACAGTGTGTTCGACATCATCGGCACGGTTGGCGGCGGGCCGCTCGATGGGACGACGCCGCCGGCGATCCAGCGCCAGGTCGGGCGCGGGTCGGCGCGATTGCCGCCGCTGGTGGTCGACAATGTCGTGTTTTACGTGCCGTCGATCGGGTGTTCGATCCGTAGTCTGGGGTATGATTTTTCGATCAACGGGTTGCGCGCGAACGATATTACGATCTTTTCGCCGCATTTCTTTGAGGGGCATACGATCGTTTCGTGGTGTTACAGCCAGGAGCCGCGGTCGCTGATCTGGGCGGTGCGTGATGATGGTGTTTTGCTGTGTTTTACCTGGGAGCAGGAGCAGAATGTCTGGGGTTGGACCGCGTGCGAGACTGCCGGCACGGTGCAGTCGGTGTGTTCGATTACCGAGGATGGCGAGGACCGGGTTTACCTGACTGTCGCGCGGACGGTTGCGGGGCGGACGCAGACTTTTGTCGAGCGGATGGTTTCGCATTTGTGGGATGCGGTGGACGAGTGCTGTTTTCTGGATTGTGCGGTGTCGGCGAGTTTTGAGGTGCCGCAAGCGAGCTTTTCCGGGCTGTGGCATCTGGAGGGATGTACCAATGTGGCTGGTTTGGTCGACGGTGTGCCTGTTGTCGGACTGACGGTTACAGATGGCACGGTTACGTTGCCGGTCGGGATGGGTGGCGGGTCGAATGTGTCCTTTGGGCTGCCGTATGACGTCGATGTCGAGACGTTGCCGTTGCGGATTACGGTGCCCGGGTCTGGATCGAATATTGCGCGGGTGCAAAACCCGGCGCAGGCGGTGCTGACTTTGCATGACAGTGGGCCGGTCAATGCCGGGATTGGTAGCGCGGATCTGTTTCCTGTGCGGCCGTTGCCGACCGATGATCCGAATGCGCTGTTTGACGGCACTTATATCGTGGCGATGGACAACAAGGTGCGGACCGAATGCACGGTCTGGATCAATCAGACGTTGCCGGTGCCGTTTACGTTGTTGGACGTTGCTGTCGATCCGGTGATCGACGGATGAGGCGTGCGCGTTCGCTCCGGCTGGTGCCGGGGCATCGTGACCATGTTTGCGGTTTGGCGCAGCGGTTGCGCGCTATCGATGTGATCGAGTGCGAGGCGATGGGGCGCACTGGGAGTGCGGCGCTGCATCATGGGCTGGCCGCCAGTGCGCAGACATGGACCGCCATGATCGGTGGAGAGCCGCAGGCCATGTTTGGGGTTGTGGTCGAGAACGCGGCGGGGGGCGATGCCGTGCCGTGGTTTTTGGGTAGCGACCTGGTTGCGCGGCATGGGCGGGCGCTGATCGAGCACGGGCCGGCGGTTATTTTGGCCATGCATCGCCATGGCGCAAGGCTGCGCAATTTCGTGTCCTCGGACAATCGGCAGGCGATCCGCTTGCTCGAGCGCTGGGGATTTGTCGTGGAACACGAGCCTGTCGTGATGCGCTCTGTCGCGTTTCGGCGTTTCATCCGGGAGATCATGTGATGTGTGCGCCAATTATCGCCGCGGGCCTGGGGGCTATCGGCACGGGTATCGGCACGATTTCGGCGATGAACCAGGCCAAGGCGCAGGCGGCGGCGGCCAACGCCAATGCGGCCGCGGAAAGCAATGCGGCGCAGGTCGGGCAGCAGAACATGCGTGATGCCGCCTTGCAGCAGTATCGGCAGATGGCGGCGGTGAGTGGCGAGCAGAATTTGGCGGCGGCGGCCGGGGGCGATGCGATCGGGTATGGCACTGCGGCCAATGCGTTGAAGGATACGCAGATCCTGGGGCAGGAAAATCTGGCGCGGATTTATACGCAGGGCAATCAGAACCTGATGGGGTCGGATATTGCGGTTGCCAATG